CACCAAATTTAGATGGTGGATTAATAACTCCTAAATCAAATAATGTAGGAGGTTGTGCTGTATTTGTATCACCATAATTAAATCTAACTTGTACATCAGGCTCTACTTGTCCTTCTGTACCACAAGATACTTTTAGGTAATGTAAAGTTTTTAAAGTTCCTAAATCACCATAATCATAGTCAGGTGTTTCGTATCTTGCTAGGATTGTACCACCATCAAAATCATTTCCTGTATCGTGTGTATATATATATCCATCTGTATCTCCGTGATAATATCTTTCAATATTATTACTATCAAAACCAGAGTTAATTGCTGTTACTTCTATTCCTCTAGTTTCTGACCATTGAAATCCATCTGGTCTTAATGTTCCAATAATTCCTCGTTGAACATTATTTGAAAAACTTGTGTTTGTATAGAATAATCTATACTGTGACTTTTCTCTAATAACTGTACTATTAATAATAAATGTATTAATGTTTGTAGCTATATCAGTTACTAAAGGTTGTATAGCTTTACTTACAGTTCCTAATTCAACGTCACCAATTCTTGCTGTACCTGCAACTGTTCTCAATCCATCTGGTGCTAAAAATATTAAGTCACCACCAATCTCTTGAATACTGTAGCCACTTAAACAACCTACGTTTTTTGTGACTGGTACTATTGCAATGTTACTTGAATCATTTATATTTATAAGTTTAAATATACTATTGGTACAAAATATAAATAACTCATTACGGAAACCTTTAATGCCTTCTATTTGGTCTTCTAAAACAACTGCACCTGACCCTGTACTACTAAAGTCTGTTGGGTCTAAAGTTCCACTAAAATAAACTGTACTTAAATTGTCTTCTACTCCTGCTGCAATTAAGTGTTTATCATTTACTGTAACATATTTAACACCTTTAGTTCCAGTTACAGTAATTTCTTCTGCAAAGAAAGTTCTACTATCTAAAGCACCAGTACCTTCCATTCTAAAACTATAAGGTTTGTTTGCTCCATCTGCTATAATAACTTGACCATAATCAAATGTAGCTCCATCAAACAATGTAAATTGACATTGTCCTTGTCCTGTTCTTGTAAGTGTGCTTCTACCTGTAAAAGCTGTATGGTTATCTCCACTACTAGCGACAGAAGCTCTACCTATGTTTAACCAGTTTTGTCCATCGTTACTAAAAAATATTCCAGTATCTGCTGTAATAATTACTCCATCAGCATATGGAAATGTTCCAAGTATAGTAGTTGCACTTCCTGTAGGTCTTGTAGCATTTGTTGTACCAAACTTTGCAAAACCATTGATTCGTCTATAACCACCTTCAATAGATACTTCAAAGTTTTTTAGGTCTCTTGCTGAACCGGGGCTTTTAAGTAAATCTATTGAGTTTGATGATTTAACTAATCCTCCAGCACATGCAACAGTATATGGTTGCGATTGTGCCACTAGAAGTATCTCCTATCGTCTGTCATATATTTTGGTTGAGGATTCATCAAGTTAGATTTCATCTGTCTTAATTCTTTTTTATAATCTTCTAAAGCAAAAGCTGCTTGTTGAGCACTTTCTTTAAACTGCCATACATAGTATCGTACTCTAGCAGTTATAACATTTACATATTGTTCTGGAAATACAACTGTATCTCCGTGTGCACTTAACTTTGTAGGTTTGTCAAATGCATAAAAATGTATGTTGTAAACTTTGTCTGGTATTGGACTTAATCCAAATTTTCTAGAATCTGGAGATTTAATAACAAATTGTGGTTCTCCATAATTTTGTGTATCTGCATCATCTGCATTATCACCGTCTCTATAATAACGTTTCCAATCTGTTAATGTTAAAAATTTTAAACCTTTAGAAACAAAAGGTGAACTTTCTCCACTTACATTGATTGTGGTAACATAAAAATCATCCCAATCAATAGAAGCGTAGTCATTTGCAATATTAGAACTGCTTTCTTTTAACTCGTACCATCTTGTTCCTGCAGTTGTAGCAACAGTTACGTTACCATAGAACGGGTCTGTTGAGCCACTTTCACCTACTGCAAAGAAAGGTAACTGAGGTTCAGCGTTTGCAATATCAAATATAGACTTATTAACTGCATCTTTCACAAATTGTTGTAAACCTACAGCACTTGCAAAGTTTGCTGATGTAAGAGGAATCTCATTTAATTCTCTTAATATTTCGTTAGTTATGTCTAAATATGTTGTTGCCATTATTTTTTGCCTTTAGCTTTACCTTTAGCGTTACCTTTAGCTTTTTTCTTTGCGGTTTTACTTAGCTCATTAAAATGAAAAAGTCTTACACTTGTTTTAGTATGAGATTTATTTGTATGTAGCTGACCATTAGGCATTTTATGCATACTGCCTTTATGCTCAGTACCATCTCTTTTATAATGTTTTACACCTTTAGCCATGATTAATTTGGTTCAGCCATAGGTGTATTATCCATTACTGGACCACCATCTGTATATTGAACTCTTCCACCACCATACATCATGTCTTTTTTCTTTTTTAGAAGGTCGTCCTACTGAGCTTCCGTATGTTCCTTTTCCCATTGGCATAATTATTCTCCTTATATTAAATTTAAAAAGTGGAGGAGTCCGAAGACTCCCCCGAATTGATATTAGTCAATTACATAGAATGCACTAACAAGAGCTTCTTCTCTAAGTACTTTCGCACCATAGACATGAAGACCTCTAACAATATCACCAAACGATGTTGGGTCTCTCAACACTTCTGTTGAAAGGATAGTGTTAGCAGTAGCAGTTGAACTCATATGTCCAGCCATTACTTTACCAGTAGCATTAGATGTAGCAGCAATGTTATTAGATTTGTACATATCAAATCCTCTTAACTTACCACTTGACACTAATCCATTTCTAATTGAACCTTGACCTGCGTTGAAGTCAACAGACAATAGTTTAGAACCAGACTGTGCTAATTCTTCATAGAATGAAGGAGGAGCAACAAACCATCTACCTTCTTCAGGTACATTTTGGTCGTCTAGTAATCTAGCCATTCTAGCCATAAGGTCAATAGCATCAACACCAGTTCCGTCAGAGCCTAATAGGTCTACAGAATTAGTTGCGTGAGACATAGTAGCATCAGCAGTTGCACTATCTGAACCAATAATATGGTCAGGTGAGCTAGATGAACATCCACTAAACATAGTTGCTAATACAGCAGCATCGTATGAATCTTTAAGAGCATACGCAGCAGAGCTAGAAGCTACTTCTTTAAAGTTGACATGTGACATATTTGTTTCAATATCATCTACGATGAATTTGAAAGCTTTAGCACTATCAACAACCAAAGTAATTTCTTGGTCTGTTAGTCTAGTTTCAGTTGTGTCTGTATTTCTTGTGTAGTCTGACACAGAAATTACAGGTTCTTTAATAATCTTTACAGAGTCTCCGAAAGAGGCAATTTCACCAGCATAATCTGTGTTGGTGATAGCTTCTACAACCGAGGCTTTTCTAAAGAAGTTTAAAACCTTTTTAGAGTAAACCGAAGGTAAAAAGAAACTATTAGTTTGTCCACTTACGGAGTTTGCAAAGTTAGCATTTGTATCGGTTGAGGGTTCAAAAAATTGAGCCATGATACTTCTCCTTTAAGTTAATATAGTTTAATTTGAGATTCTGCCTTCCTGCATAGCATCTGATATTTCAGTTTCAAACTTATCAAATTCTTGTACAGACATGGCTTCTATCTCCCTTAATGACCATACTTTCTCCTGCGTTGGTTCAATACTAGTTGTTTTAGTAGAGACCATATCTGCAGCAGATTGTTTAGTCGGTTTTTTAGAAGATGACTTAGTCTTTGGAGTTTCCATGCCAATATCTTTTTTAAACAAATCAAGAGCACGTGAGGCTAGGTCGGCATCATCATTATTTTCATATACCCAAGCTTGGATAGATGAATGTTGTTCTTTTGCCCAACCATGAAAGTCATCACTGTTTCTGATATCTTCAAAATCAGGGTGTCTTTCCATTAACCTTTTTTCTGCATCTTGTCGTACTAACTGATTTTCACGTTCTTGGAGTTTACTAAGGCGTTCTTCTAGAACTTTTGCTTTAGTCTCCGATTGCATATGAGCAACAGTTTCTACAACTTCATAAACATCAGGATATTCTTTTTTAAACTGTTCAAGTTCTTCTTCAGATTTAGGAGCTTTATAGTCAGTTCTATTTTTAGTAGCTTCTTCTATTAACTCTTGTTCTCTAGATTTAAACTCGTTTAGTTTAGAATCATAATGTTTTTTCAAATCATCGTATCTTTTTTTATAATCTGGTCTTTTATAAGGACTATCCTTTTTAGTTTCCAGTTCTTCAGTATTAACACTTCCTTCAGCTTCCACTTCAGTTATATCGTTACTATTAAAAAGCTTATTCTTTTCAGAAGGCTCTTCAAAAAACATACTATTTGATGATACAAAAGGTTTATCATCACCTTTGTGCCAATCTTTTTTTGCGTTATAAGGATTTGGCGTTTCTTCTTTTTGGACTGTATTAGTCATTTTCTATTCTCCTAATTGGGGCTTTGTTTACAAGGTAGCTGCGTTGTGCACTAGCAGGGCTTGTATTGTAAAGGTAGCCTTTCGGTTTTTAAAGTGATAAAGTGCCTGATATCTCAGGGTAGCTCTATCGTTGTCTTAATCTAGGATTAGCTGATAACATACCTTTTCGTATCTCATCATCTACAACATCAGATTCAAGAGGTTTTCCATATTGGTCTACCTTCATTTCTTCTTCCATCATAGGTTGTCCACCTATATTAAGTTGTTGTCTTTCATCTGCATTAGCTTCAGCATCTTTCATCATAGACATTAAAGTGTCTTCTCCGATTTCTTCTACAGCTTTTGCAGTAAAGACAAATTCTCCATCAGATAACCTTGCAGGTATATCGTCAGAGACTCCTGTTCCCGGTCCTTCAACAGGACCATCTCCAGTAAATTCTGAGGCAGTGTCAACAACTTTGTCAAATATGACACTAAGCATATCGTTGCCTTCTAATTGTTCGTTTAAAAATTCTTGTTCTTCGTCAGATAAAGCTTCAGATACTACAAAATCTACATAGTTATCTTCCATTACTTCATCTGAATCCATTGTAGGTTCTGGAGACATTTCCATATCTGCAGACATCATAGGCATATCATCATTAAGTAATGAACCACCTTCTTGGTATCCCATTCTAGCAACAACTTCAGGTGCTTCTTTTCTAAGAGCTTCTATACCCGGACCACCATCTTTGTACATTGCTCTATCATCTGATAACATACTTTTCTTTTTCATTTACTTATCCTTTGCTTTTCCTACGTTAAT